CGACGATGTCCACCAGCACCGGCGCAGGCCCCTTGACCAGCACGTCGTCATTGATCGGCGCCAGCTCATCCTCGGTGCCGGTGCCGTTGATCTTGGCATCCACGGTGTCGATCAGCAGTTGAGTCGGCAGGCCGGCGGCGCCTTTGATCACCACGTCCACCGTCCCCTGCCCCCGAGGGTGCTGGTCGAGCACCTTCACCGCCACCGTGCCCGGCACATCCAGCGCCCAAGCGGCGTAGGCGTGCTTGGTGCAGCCGTTGAGGCCCTGCCAGGCCAGGAAGTAGCGCTGCCGTAGCGCCTCGTCATCCTCGGCGGCCGCCCCTTCGCTGGTCAGCCAGTCGGCGCGGTTCTCCACGCCGTCGACCCCGTCGATCACCGTAGCGATCTCGCAGATCTGCCCGGCCGTGGCGTTTGCTCCCTGGCCGTAATCCTCGGCCTCGACGTCGGCGGCCACCTCCGGCGCCCCGTCCGGCAGCACCACGTCGGCGAGGGTCACGTAGCGGTAGACTTTCCCCGCTGCGTCAGGCTTCGTCTTGACGATCCGCCCCTTCGGGATCAGCACGTTGCCGGCGCTGCCCGCCCGCAGAAAATGGACCTGGCCCGTCGCCTTGGTCGCCGGCTTGCGGGTCACCCCGACCTGCTTGCAGTGCAGATCCAGCCACCCGCCCGTAGCCGTGTCCGGAAACGCCTGCGAGAGCACCACCGCCAGGAACTGATAGAGCAGATAGAGACCCCAAGCCCACAGCTCGATCAGGCCGCGCACGATCCCCTTATTTAAATTCAGGCGGATCGGCAGCCAGCCCTTGGCGGCATATTCCTCCTGCTTCTCGGCCAGCCGGTCGAACAATTCCTGGCGGACCTGCTCCAGCGATTTAGAGACCAGTTCGAGGATCGACATCCTTGATCACCCTTTCCCCTTTGTCGGCATCGAGACCCACCACCAGGTTGTACGGGTGGTTCTCGCCGATGAATTGCCAGCTCACCCGAGCGGTCAGCCCTGTCTCGTCCCACGTCTGAATCCGGCAGGAGGCCGAACCAGGCACAACCCGGGGATCGGTCTGCACCCGCCGCTCCGCCTCCGCCTCAAAGGCGCTCCGGTTGGCCGACGTGTTCTCCTCCTTGATCCACTCATGGATCAACGAACCGAATCCCTGGTCGTAGAACAGCTCGCCCAGGGGCGTGAACAGCCGCAACCGGATATCCTGCACGCCGGTCTCTGCACCCTCGGTCAACAACAGATCGCCGTTGGCCGCGACCATGACCTGCCCCGATGCGTCCAGCTTGATGTCCTGTCCGAAAAGATCGTCCATGATCAGTGCGCATGATGGTTGGAGTTGCCGGCGCCATCCATGATGGAGCCGGTGGCGGCGATATTGCCGTTGACTTGCAGATTGCCGTTGAGGGTAAACCCGCCCGTCTGCTCGGTTGTGCAGTTCTTGATTTCGGTTCCCACCCCGCCGCCGGAACCGGCCGCCGACAGGTTGCCCACCAGGTTGATTTGGGGGGCCTGCACGGTCACCGCCGCCCCGGCGACGATCGAGGCCGAGCCGCCGACCGCGATCGACCAGGCGGCGCCCACCGTTTCGGCCTTGTTGCCGCCGATCCCGCTGATCCGATCGGCGGGCGTCTGGTGGACGATATGCCCCTCAGAGGTGATTTTGATGTACACCCCCGGCTGCTGCTGAATGATGAATGCCCCCAGTTCACACCCCGGGGCCTTGTTCCTGGCCCAGCGAAAATTCGAAATGCGGGGATAGTCCGGATCGCCGTCGTAATAGGTGATGTCGCACAGGGTGCCGGGCGTCGGCGGACAGACAACGCCGCGCTCGGGCCCTCCCCACAGGATCGGGATCTCGATCTTCGGCAGCACCGGCTCCCGGGGATCGTCGCTCTCGTCGTTGCGCACCGGCTGCACGTCCGCGAAGTAGCGGCCGTCCGAGGCGTAACTCTTCACGACCCGCCCCTTGCGCGGCACCCGGTAGTAATGCCGCAGGTTGGGCATCACCAGCTCCACCACCCGCCGCAGCAACGCTTTCAAATCCTCAGAACCGGCCATGTTCATCTCCGTACCAGATGTGGGTCCGCGCCTTGTCCGGCTCCCCTTCGTGGCGCACCCGCAGGGCGCGATAGCTGCCGTCGACACCCCGCCGCACGTCCCGCAGCCGAAAGAGCCGCGAATGGCGCAGGTCCGGCAGCAGGAAACTCTCCACCCTGCTGAGCCCGGCAGAGGCGTCCGTCACCGGAGCGTGCCCGATCAGCCCGGCCCCGGTGGCGATCGCCGGCACGGCGCCGGGCTCGTCGAAATCCCCCCAGTGCACCGCGCCGTCCGCTCCCCGCCACAGGGCCCAGCGGCGCATGTCCAGATCAAAAGCCCCTTGACAGCTGTGCGCCGCCTGCCGGGCCACCTGCCAGACGGGGACATGCGAGGCCGCGAAACGGGGCAGGATCACGCCCGGACGGTCGATGCGGCCGACCGGCAACCCCGCCTGCCGTACAGACCAGGCGATGATCGCTTCCGGCGTCTCGTTCTCCCAGCTCTGCAGAATGCGGACCCGGGAAAGAAGCACGGCCCCGTCCACCGCCACAATCTCCACCTGGTCCCGGGTCCGGCCCGGGCAAATTCCGGTCACCGTGCCGCTCCAGGTCGCAGGCACCCGGCCGCGATAGCCCAGGCGTATCTCCAGGGCGGCGCCAAGCACCCCGCCGCGGAAGATCTCGCCGCCGGGATCGGGCAGGGTCACGCCGGCCCGCCCCAAGGGCGCATGCCGCTCCGAATCGATCCACCACCGGGGAGCACGCTGCACCTCCCGGCCGCCCAGGCGGATGCGGATGTTGATGCCGGCGATCTCCATCATCCCACCCCCGCCGTGTATCCGGCCGCAAACGGACTGTCATCGTCGGCGAGGATCTTCGGATCCGCCGCCGGCTCCGTCGCAGCCACCGCCGGCGCCGTACCGGTCTCGGCGTGACCTCCGGCCGAAACCCGCGTTTCGGTCTCGGTGATCACCGGCCGATGTTCCACAAAATTGAGCGTCGCCCGGATGACATCACTCTGATCATCCTCCTCCGAGTCCAGGCCCGCGAACACAACCTGGCCGATCCTCCGCGACCGCAGGTGCCGGCCGGTCACGGTGTAAACTCGAGGATTGGCGCCGTTGTCCGCGCCCTTGAAGATCCGGTTAACGGCGGTCAGTTTGTCATAACAGTCGGAAATCGCGTCGGTGAGCAGAACGACGGTCAGGGTGATCCCGGCATCCTCCCAGCCCATGGGGATCTTCGCCTTGCCGGACATTCCGTCCTGCTCGGCCTGGTCGAAACGGACCACGCCGTTGATCGTCTGCGAGACCAGCACTCCAGGGAGGATCTCCGCGCCCAGGCGCACCTCGCCGTCATCAAACACCAGGCGCCCGTCAGGCATCGTACCCCCCCACCAGGGCCTGCAGCTGCCGGACGAACGACTCGGCGTCCACGACGCCCGGCAACTGTACGGTCAGGTTCTGGATCGTTATCGATTTTCCGTCGCGACCCGCTTCGCCAACAGCCGACCGGCCAGCCGTGGTCTGGGCCGGGACCGGCGTCTCGCCGGCGGCCACGGGCGACACGGCCAGGGTAGTCGCCAAGGCCGCACCGGCCAGGGCGTTTTTCAGGGTTGCATGCAGTCCGGGCGCCGCCGTCTGCACCCCGGCCCCCAGGGTCTCCATGATTCGGGCGCCGGAGAGGGTCAGGCTCGAAAGCGGCCCCTCCTTGGCATCCGAGAAGGGCAAAAGGTTACGGACTTTGCTGAAAACGCCCGTGACCGAATCGACCACCTCCATGGTCCTGGACTTGATCCCCTCGACCAGGGTACCGAGGATTTTCGCGCCCGACTCATAGAGGTTGATGCCTGAGAGAAAATCCCGGGCGGTGGTAAAGGCCCGTATCAACCAGCCCACCGGTGTCAGGTTGAAGAACGCCCACTTGAGGGTATCGACGATTTTGGCCCCGGCTTGGCGCCAGTCGAGCCCGGCCAGGTAACCTTCGGCCTTCCCGAAGGCCTGGATCAGCCAGCCCACCGGCGTCAGGTTGAGAAAGACCCACTTGATGACCTTGCCCGCGAGCAACGCCGGCTGCACCAACCCTCGGAAAAGCGGCGCCAGCTTGCTCAGCACCGGCTGCAAGGCCAGCCAGATCCCCTTTCCCACGCGCACCACCGCGCCCAGGAAGTATCCCAGCACATACAGCACGATTTTGACGACATTCCGCACCCCTTCGAACCGCTTGTACAGCCAGACCAGGGCCGCGATCAGGGCGACCACTCCGAGCACGATCCAAGTGATCGGATTGGCGAGCAATGCCGCGGTGAACCCCCAGACAGCGGGGATCACCGTGACCAGCCCCGTCTTGAGAAATGCGGCGGCCTTGACCATATTCCCCAGGCCGGCCGATACCGCCGGCGTCATCAATCCCACCACGCCCAGGGCCATCGCCAGGCCGCCCAGGGTGAAGGCCAGGGTCGCCAGCACCGCCGATCCCACCACCGCCACCCGGGTAAGGGTGTCGTGCCGTTCGGCGAACTCGGCAACCGCCATGATCACCCGGCCAATGCCGGAAAACAGGGGTGCTAGAACTGGAATCATCTGCTTACCGATGACCTCGACCAGGTTGTGCCACTGCTGGCCAAAAAGGCCCAACCCGGCGCCGATGTCCTGATTCATGGCGGCCGCCATCTGCTCGGTGACCGCCGTGCCGTTGCGCATAGCGGCCCCAAGGCTTTGAATGTTGCCGGTCAGGTCCCCGACCTTGCTATAAAGCTGGGCGATAGTCTTATATGATTCATCAGCAAATGCGTTCTTTAAGACGTCACCTTCGACCCCGGTCAGATCTCCGAATTTGCCTTGAAGTGTCGTCAGAATCTCGGGGAGGCTCTTCAGGTTGTTGTTGGCGTCGTAAAAATTCATGCCCAACTTCTTTCCAGCTTGCCCGATATCCCGAATGACGGCCTTGTATGCCGTACCGGCCTCGCTCCCGGACATGGTCGCTTGCAACATGCCGAGGACAGCCAGCTGCTCTTCCATCGGCCTCTTCGCAACGGTGGCCGCCGAGCCCAGGGAGGAGATCGCCTGGGCCATGCCGCTGCCGGTAGTCTTGAAACTCTTGACGCTTCCCGCGATCCCAGCCGAGAATACCTCGCCGAACCCTAGGTCGGAGAGATCGCCGTACATGTCCTTGTAGATGCCGTAGCCGGTGGCGAAGAGGCTGGTCATCTCCGCCGTGCTGCTCTTGGTCGCCTTGCCGGTCAGCGCCGCCAGGCGGGTGAAATCGGCCACCCCGGCATCGGTCAGAGACGAAATACCGCTCTTGATGTCATAGGCCGCGGCGATGAATTCGCTTTTGGCGGTGCCGGCCCATTGGTTTGAAAACCGCACGGCGGCCGTCTCCAACGCCGCCATGTCCTTCACCCCGACCGAGGCCAACTCGCCCAGCGCCTTTTGCGTATCGACCGTGGCCATGGCCGTGCCGGTGAGCACGTGGAGCATCAGGGCGCCGGCCGTGGCCACCCGCAAGCCGTAGGTCTTGAATTTGTCGAAAGCCGGTCCCAGGGAACCGGCCTTCGCCTTGAGCGCGTCCAGGTTCCGGCCGATCAGTCCGGAGGGTCCGGAAACATGGTCGACCACGCTGAGCAGAATTCCCAGTTTGAAAATGCTCTCCATATCGGCTATCCTTGCTGTATGAAAATCTTGGAAGGAGTCATCGGTTTCGTTCTCGCCCTGGGGCTCTTCGGCCTCTTTTATGCCTTCTCCTGCGGGCTGTGGAACCTCTTCGATCGGCTTACCGGCCGGCGAAAGCCTTAATCGTGCCCGCCTTCATCACCTCGATCTGCCGCTCCTCGATCCACAGCGCCTCCACGTACTGTTCGATCAGCCCATCGAGATCCTCCGCCGGCTCCGCCCGCAGGTAGTGCCTCACCAGAGCGGAAACCTGGCGGAGAAAATTGCCCTCGAAGGCCTCGCGGGCCGCTACAACTTTTTTACGCCGAACTCCTCGTTGAGGCCGATCGCCGTCTGCAGGGCGTTGTTGAGCGCCACCATGCGGCCGGGCATCGCCTCGAATTCCGCCTTCAGCTCCTCGGCGGACGGGACGAGCGCCTTCTCCATCACCAGGTTCTGGGCGGCCATGGCCAGCTTGCCCTTGGCCGCGCTTGCCAGGAACCGTTCCATGTCCTTCTTCCCCGGCTTCTCGAAATAGTAGATTTTCTCCTCGCCGGACAACTCCAGAATCTCCTTGCCGGCTTCCTTCGCCTCGATCACCACCTTCGGCAGCTTCTCCATTTTTAAACCTCCTGTCCGTGTTCGTCCGTGAATGTTTGTGTCAGTCTGTGTGCCCCTGCTTTACAGAGCGGGCGTCCCGCCCCACTTGATGGGACTGAGGATCTCGAAATCCAGCTTGCGCACGCCCACGTTCTCGTCCCCCTGCTTTGCGCCCGAGTCCTTCTTGGTGATCTTGCAGTCGGGCAGGGTGTCGGTCACCCGGGGCATATCGTCGTTGGCGTAGCTGACCACGATATTGAAGGGCGCCCCGACGTAGACGGAGCCGCCCAGGGCTTTGCGCAGCCGCTCGGCTTCGTCGAGATCGAGCTCCATCGAGCCCGAGGCCTTGTAGTTTTTGCGGCCGAAGCCGCGGGGAACGCTGCCCTTGCCGTAGCGCGCCTCCACCGGGCGCTCGTCGTTGTAGCTGATGTCGGCCACGCCGATCGCCGTGCCGTTGGGGAGCTGGATCTCCACCGACTCCCAGTCATACAGATTGCCGTTGATGGGCATGGTTCTTCTCCTCTGTGATTAATTAATTCAGCCGCGGATCGAAGCTGCCACCGGCGTAGACATAGCTGGCGAACAGCTTGATGGTGCGGATGATCGGGATGCCGATCAGGGTCATCTCCACCGCCACCCCGTTGTTGACGATGTCCTGCCCGGGCGGGATGGTCACCACGTGGCCCGCCAGTTCCCTGGGGACCGCCGAGACCAGGGTGTTCAGGGCCGTCTCCAGGCTGGTTTTGAGATATTCCAGACCCACGGCGCCACCTTCTAGGACCGGGTCCCCGGCTTCGTCGTACATGCTCTTGAGCGCCGCGATCCTGCTCTTCCTCACCGCCTTGAATACCGTCCGCAGCACGGTCAGGTACTGGTAATCGCTGGTCACGTCCGCCAGGGTGCGCTCGTCCCCCCAGTAGGTGCCCGACAGCCCGGCGTAGCGGCGGGCGGTCACGTAGCCGGCCGTCTCCAACTGGCTCTGGTGCGCCTCGGTGTAGAGGTCGGGCATGGATAGCTGGGAAACGGCGCCGTCCCGCACCCGGCCCGGTGCCCGCATCACCGGTATGCTCAACAGCCGCCCGGCCAACAGCCCGGCGGCGTTGCGAGTCAATCTCTTGCCGGTGGCGTCCGATATTTCACCGAAGGCAACGCAGACCGCCACGAAGCGGTGGGCGTAACCGGCTCCCTCGACCATCATCGCCGCCGTCCAGTCGTCCAGATCCTCGCCGGCTGCGGGCAACCGCGTCTCGGCGAGAAAGAAGGTCGGCCGGTGGGCGTTCCACAGCTCGTCCGCCTTGGCGCCCATGGCCGCCCAGTCCGTCGAATCGGAAGGACCGGCCACGTAGACGAACTCGACGTCATAGAGGGAAAGTGGTTGCTCCAGGGCCTCCATCACCGCCGAGATGCTCGGGGCGGGCGCAATGACCGTAAAGGCGTAGAGGTCGCCGGCCACCGCGTCGGAGATATCCGGGAAGGTGATGGTCACCCCGGTCGTGCCGACCGCGATCGCGCCGTCCACGGGAATGGTGCGCTCCGGTCCCCAGCTGTCCCCTCCGTCCAGGCTCAACTGGTAGGTGCCCACGTTGCGGGCGCCCGCAATCAGGATCTTCATCAGCACCTCGGCATCGGCCTTGGGCGTTCCCGAGGTGGCGATGTCCGGCCCGGTGCCGGTCTTGACCACCGCCGTCACGCTGCCGCCCTGGCCCGTCGCCGGCACGGCGATCACCACCGGGCCCTGCCCGCCGGCGGCGAACGCATCCCGCAGCCGGTCGACCAGGGGGCCGACGCCGAGCAAAGACTCCAGGTCGGAGGATTTCCCCAGCAGGTAGGCCTTGCCCACCTCGCCCAGGGAGCAGACCCCGACCACGATGCAGGCTCCCTCCACCCCGCCCGGGGCGAGGCCGCTGGTGCCGTCGACCAAAAACTCAAATACATCCTTCATGGCTGTTGTCTCCTCTGGTTAGATCTTGCCGCCGCCCTGGGGCCGCCGCTCGAATCGTTTGACCGCCCCGTCGAACTCGGCGACGGTCACCTGCTTGCCCGGCGCCCAACCCGCGGCCCACCGCAGTCCGGCCAGATACCAGGGCTGATAGCCTCGCTCGGTCGCCAGCTCCTCCACGGGCCGCAAGCCCTCCTTGCCGGTGGGGGAAGGGGCGACCATCGACGTGCCTGCCTCTTTCTTGCCTTTTTCCGTCATGACGAACTCCTTTCGTGATTATTGAATAAGCGGAGTGATCTCCGCGTCCTGGATGATCGGTACCACCTCGGTGGTGTGGATGCCGCCAGTGAACTGCACCCGTACAATCGCCAGATGCGGCCGGCGCCTTTTGCGGTCGTTCTCGGCCTCGCTGTTCCAAGGACGCGCCGCATCGTGCAGCTCGATGCGGACGGCGTTGTTGCCTGAGTCGGCGAACACGCGGGTAGCGGCGATCGCCTGCTCGAACTGGTCGACCAGACCCGTGTAGCCGGACGGCCCCCACAGCTCCTCTAACCCCTCCGCGTACAGGAAGCAGCGAAAGAGGACCTCGCGGCGGTAGCGGCGGCGGATGAAGGTATAGGCGGTCGCCGACCCGTTGCGTGTCCGGGCGATCCGCCGGCCCTCCGGCTTCTTGCGATCCTGCAACGGCAGGCACTGTGCGGCGTAGGCGTTATCCTTCAGGTAGTCCCGGGGCAGCTCGCTGAAGAAGAGGGTGCCCAGGTCGCCGGGTACATCCGGATCCGCCGGGCGGAAGGGGTGCGTCGCGCCGTCGGCCAGGACCAGCCCCTGGAGGATTTCGCTCAAAAATGTCTTGACTGCCTCGATCATTTTTTGAACACCTTGATGGCCGTCCCCATGAGCTCGGCGGCGATCCCGTCCTTCATCTCCTCGAAGGTCGGTTGCCAGAGCTTGCGGGCCGGGATCACCTCGCCGTCATCCTCGGGCTGCTCGTGGATCAGAGCGATGTCGGTCAAATCATCGCCGCCCTTGCTCTTCACCCCTCGCTGCACCCCGACCATCCCCTTCCAGGGGGAGGGCTGCGCCGTGGTGATGTTCTGGTACATCTCGTTGGTCGCCCGCAGAATGTCGGGGGAGAGATTCTTTTGCGCCTTGCTCTTGGCGTAGGCGTCGCTGAGCGGCTCCCAGGCAAGGTTCTGCTTGTCCAGGTGCGAGAGAATCCGCCGCTCGACTTTCTTCAGCGACCGGCCGATGGCCCGGGCCTGGGCGCTCTTGTGCTTGGTGGCCACCCGGTCGAGCACCCGGGCCAGCTTGTCCCAATCGCCGGAAAAGGAGGCGCCCATCAGCGCACCGCCTCCAAGATCACCAGCAGTGCCTGCCCCCGGAATCGCGCCCGGTCGGCAACGGCCGCCAGGGTGAAGCGCCGACCGTCGATCACCAGTTCGTCATCGACGGTGATCAGCAGGCTGTCATCGCCGTCGACCAGCCCCTTATCGGCCAGATACTGGCGGTTGATTGTGACCGTGTAGCGCTCCTCGATCTCCTCCCCCCGCTCCCGGGGTTTTGCTTCTCCGGTGTCCTCGGCCGGCTTAACCCCGGCCAGCAGATCCACCTCGCCGCCGGCGGCCCGGCGCAGAGTGACCTCATCCTGGTGAAAGGTGTCCGTCACGTCGCGCATGGCGGCACGGAAATCGTCAACAGCTTCTTGATCGAGAAGGTCCATCGTCCCCTATGTCCTGTTTGTCCTATGGTTCGGGCGCAGCAAGCGGCGCCCCTACTTCACCACTTTTCGGGTGCAGCAAGCGGCGCCCCTACTCCACTACCACCATCGGCGCGCCGGGATCGGCGGCCGTGCTCAAAGCTGCCCGGCGCTCCACGATCGAGGCGGCCAGCTTCCTCTCCATCTCCCGGAGGAACTGCAACTTGTCCACGAACTGCGCCTTGCCGGCGCCGTCCCCCTCGGCGGCGGCCAGGGCTTTCTTGTACTTGCTCATCGCCGGCAGAATCAGTGCCTTGGCCGCCAGATCGGCGACCAGCGACTTCTGCCGGGTGGAGAGGTCGCCCTCGGCGATCGCCTCGAATCCGGCCTCGGCCTGCGCCTCCAGGGTGAAGGCCCCGAGCGAGGCGGCAAATAGCGCCGCCTCGTCGGGAAGCCGGTTGTTCACCATGTCCGCAAGGGTCGGCATGGGTTACCCGCCCGCGCCGCGGGTGAAGATCTTCGCCGCGTCGGTGAAAATGCGGGAGAAACCCATCACCTGGCTGATCACGGTCTTTTCGAACTGCCGGTCGATGACCTTGTCCGTCTCGATCAGCTCGGCGCCGCTCTCCTTGACCTGCTCCAGGGCGGCCGACTTGTCGACCTGGAACAGCTGGTCGTCGCCCAAAGTGGTCTCGCTCCAGTTGAGGCGCTTGAGCGGAAAACCGAAGGGTTTGGCCAGATCGCCGGTGAGGGCGGTGTCGAACAGCCGCGAATCCTTGAACTCGCTGAGCTTGAGAACCTCCTTGAGCAGCGGCGTCTTGCAGGCCCAGACCGTGGCCTCCCAGTTGTCCATGTCGAGGAAGAAATCGAGCAGGTTCTCGTAAGAGACGACGGTGGGGTCGGTGGCCGGGGCGCCGTTGTTGTTGCCGTCGCCGTTGACCAGGTTGTAGACCGCATAGGCCACCATGCGCTTGGCGAGCCGCTTGCCGATCAGCTGCATGTGGATCGAGAGCAGCGGCAGCTTCATCCGGCGCAGCACCTCGTAGGTCGCCTCCAACTGCACGCCGATCTTCGCCAGCCGCACCGACTGCTTGCCGCTGCTGATGGTCACCGCCGGAAAGGGCGCTCCCTCGGCGATCTTCTTGAAGTCGAGATTCTTCTCGGCGAACTGGGCGTTGACCGTCTCGTAAACGCCGCTGTCGATGGTGGTCGTGGTGGCGATCAGCTCCTCGAGGGTGAGGTCCTGGCGGGACAGCCCGGCGATGCCGATGCGCACGTTGCGGTTGATGAACTCGGGAAAGAGGACGGAATCTTCCTTCGTGCGGTAAAACCGCTCCACCGTGTCTTTCTTCAGGTTGATGTCCCGCTCCATGAGCGAGAATTCGAAGGCGTCGAGCCCCTCGACCGTCGAGGGATTTTCCGCCGCCAGCAGCTCGGAGAAGGTGAACCCCTTCTCCCTCGCCGCCTGGTACATGCCTTTTTCCAGCTTCAAAGCCATATCAATGCTCCTTTGGTAATTGGTTCGTTCAGCCCAGATCCAGCACCAGTGTGCCGCCGGCCGCGTCGACCCGCACCACGTCGCACATCCGCCCGGTACCGGCCACGGCCGGCGCCTTTACCCCGCCCAGCCCGTCGGCGACCAGTTCCACATAACCGGCCGCCGGCGCGGCCCCGGAAAAGGCGACTTCCTTAAACCCTTTGCGCTGCACAGCCGAGACCCCGCTCTGGTCGACCTTGTCGATCACGCCGTAGAAGACGTCCTCGGCGTCGCACAGGCCGATGGTGTCGCTGGCGGTGAGCTTGCCCACCGTCCCCTCGTCGGCGGGCAGCAGCCCGACCGCCGACAGCAGCGTGATCACCGCTACCCCGATTCCGCTAAAATCGATTCCCCACATGGTCAAAACTCCTTTGATAATGGTTTAACGGCATTCGATTCGTCCGATCGGTCTGATCGGTCCGATGCCCTTTGTCCGATGCCGGCCCTTACAGCTTGTAATCCGCCGCCTTCTTGCCGAGCACGGCTCCCTTGTCGCCCTCGGGCTCCGCCGACGAGCGCCGCGAGAGCGTCTCGCCGCACTTGGTGCATTTGAGCGGCGCCAACCCTTCGACGGCCGCCTCGTACTCTTCGACCAGCCCCCGGGCGGTGGCCAGATCGGCCTTGCCGATCACACCGGTAATGAAGGCCCCGACCGCCTTGTCTTTCTTCAGGGCCTTGTACAGGGTGGTCGCCCGCTCCCGGGTCTCGGTCAGCAGCTGCTTGCCGAGATCGGCGTCGAGCTTGAGGCTATCGATCTCGGTCTGCTTGGCGTCGAGAGTTTCCTTGATTTTGGCCTCCACCTCTTCGGCGGTCGGTTCCGCGCCGGCGGCGAACCCCACCAGCGCCAGGAGTGTTGCTGTCAGTTTCATTTCCTGTTCTCCTTCCTGGGGCTTTTCCAGCCCCTTTGTTTTGCCGCCGGAAGCGGCCAGAGACTTGGCAAAGGGGTCTTCCCCCTCCCAGACGATCGAGACCTCGGCGGCCCGGGCGATCTTCGTCACCACGAAACGGACGATCTCCCCATCCACCTCCTCGCCGAGGCGGTCGTAGAATCCCCGCAGATCGGGGTGACTGCGCTCGTATTCGAACCAGATCGTCACGCTCGCCGAGCGCAGAGCCTTGATTTCCACCCCCCGGGCCAGCTTGGCATCGACGGTTTTGTCGATGACCAGGGTCGCGTTGATCCCCGGCGGCGAATTCTTCTCATCCCAGACCGGCGCCTGGACGAAACCCTTCCAGTTGTCGACGTCGACATAGTGGTTGGCGTAGAGGGTCACGCCGGCGAACAGCGGCGCCGCCGCCTTCAGCACCCCCGGCCTCGTGAAGTCGAAAAACCGGTAGGGAGTCACCGCCATCGACAGGATGCGCCAGGGGGTGGCCAGGAATTCCTCGGGGTTGAGTCCGCCGTTCTCCGACTCCCCTTCGCCAGCGGCGAATTTGATCGGTTCCTTGAGTCCGGGGGGAATGGCTCCGGCGGCCGCCATCCCGAACCGTCCCCAGGCCAGTCCCTCCCGCACCACTTCAAAACTCTTCTTGTCCATTGCGGCTCCTTTGCGGGGTCCGATCCCCGCCCGTAATATGCCCTCCAGGGGCTCAAATCTGGTTTATAAACTGGGTGTCAAGGATTTTGCGGCCCATGGTGCCCGTTGCTAGTCTTCGGCGGCCTTGCGATGCCGGCATTCGGGGTGGAACGGCGGGGTCTCGAACCCGGCCGCCTGCAGCTCCTCGTCGCTCATCTCCTGCACCTCCTGCAGGCTGTACTTGCTGGACAGGAAGGGCGGCAGTTGGTTGCGGCCCTCGAATCCCTTGTCGACGATCTTGGCCAGTCGGCTGGCGGCCGCCTTGACCTCGAATACGCGGTCCAGCATGGCCCGGCAAAACTCGCAGATCGGGGCCGTTCTTGGGCCGACGATGCGGTAGCGCTCGAAGCCGTTCTCGTAGAGGGAGAGGGTCTGGCCCATGTTCTGGATCCTCGCCATGGTGGTGCTGACCAGCTGGATGGTCTTGCGGTAGCTGGTTTCCCGGACGATGCCCGGAAACTCCTTCCGAAATTCCTTCCAGGTCGGCGCGTCCTTGATGTTGAGGCCCTTGGCGATGTACTCCCGCTCCAGCCAGCTGATGAACTGTTTCCCCGTCGTCTCGTTGTCGGCCAGGTAGTTCCCGCGGCCGAAGTAATACTGCTCAATGCTGGTGAGATAGCGCAGGGCGTTGCGGTCGATCACCTTGAGGTCCAGCGCCAGACGCGTCCCCGGAGTCCCTGCCGTCCCTTGGGTCCTTTGGACAGCGGCCTGCAGATGCCCGGTATCCTCATACCGGTATTTCCGCCAGGCATCCGAAGTGAAGCGGTCCGTTACCCGGCCCACCGCCGAGCCGGCCAGCTTGGCCCGCAGCTCATCGGCGAAAGCAGCGTAGACCTCCCGGGCGAATTCGGCCGCGCCGACCTCTTCGCCGGAAATCTCTTCAGCCTTCTCCAGGGCGGCGGCGATCGCCGCCTCCTCCGGCCCCTCCAGGACCGCCTCCAGGGCCGCGACGTAGCTTTGGTCCCGCCGGTCGTCGGCCGCCTGCTCCAGGCGGACGGTGATGCGCTCCGGCCGGAACTCGTACCGCCCAGCCTGCCGGTTGAACGAGAACCGTAGGGGCGTCGCTTGCCGCGCCCGCCTTGCTTTCCCGAACATCCCCTCCGGAGGCGCATCCCCCGGCAGCCGTCCGGTGGCCTCTTCATAACCCAACTCCCGGGCGGCCTCGTCATCATCGATAAAGCCGGCGTCCCGCTTGGAAATAACGTTCTCGATCTTCTCCCCCTCGGCTTCGGCTTTCTCCTTCTCTTTGAAGCCGGAGTTCTGATTGAATCTCACCCGCACGTCGGCATCTAATCCCCTCAGCAGCAGGTCGAGCTCGTAGCCCTTTTCGATGAAGCGCTTGATCATCCGTCGGGCGTTGATCAGCTTGGCGACCAGCCGCTCGAAATCCACCTCGGCATAGGTTTCGGTAGTGGAGTAGCTGCGGCCCATCATCGAGGGCGGGATGTCCAGGCCGGAGCAGATCTGCTCCTCGTTGAGCTGCCAGATGGTCCCGGCGCCGGCGGCGGCTCCGGGGGAGATGGTGTTGTGCTTGGCTTCCTGGTCCTTGTAGTGGACCGCCACCCCCTTGCTGAGGTTGGCGGCGTAGGCCTTGGCATAGGCCGCCAGGCGCTTCTGCAGCCGGACGGCATAGGCCTCGTCCGATTCGCCCGGCTTCTGCGGCGGTACCTCCAGAGACACGTCCAGAAAACCCAGCAGGCCCATTTTCTTCAAGATGTGGCCGATGTTTCCCAGGGCGTCGAGCTGCATCTCCACGTTCTTCACCGCCGCCAGCCAGGGTGGAATGGCGTAGGGCCGGCCGTCCAGGGTCTGCAGCGGGCTGTACGAGTAAGTGAAGGGGTTGAGGGCCACGTAGGCCCCGTCCCCGGCTCGGCCGGTGTACTGGTGGGGCTGCCAGGCGCCGTCCTGGCGCTTGAAGCGGATCGACTTGACCGGCACTATCGTCACATCGGTCACGCCCTCGGTCACCCGGTCGGCGATCACCCATTCGGCCGAAAGCGCGCCCATGAGCGGGATCTGCCGCAGGAAGTGGCCGACCAGGCCGTCCATGCCGCCGCCGGTGCGGTAGACGTTGCCGGCCAGCCAGTTGAGCCGCTCCAGCACCGCCTCCGGATTGCGGGCCTCCACCGCCACCTCGTGGCCGGTGTTGCCCAGGTTGACCCAGATGGACAGCGCCTGGGAGACGTCCGGGTTGTACACCGAGAGCGGCTCCAGCACCGCCAGCAGCTCGGGCGGGAAATCCGGCGTGGCGAAATCGTAGAACCCCGAGAGGCGCCCGATCGTGCCGCCCATCGTCTCCTCGGCCGGAATCGACTGTTGCCCCGGCAGGATGTCGACCGTCTGTTTTTTGAAGGGCCACCACTTCATGCCACGGCCTCCGCGAATTCGGGCAGGGTGTCGGTTACGGTGCGAATCAATCCCGACTGCAGCTTGCTGATCGCCATCTCGGCGCTGTCCGGACCGTCGTCATTGACGGAGGGGGTGAGCAGGTAAAGGAACTGCTCTACCAGCCGGTTCTGGTCGCTGTGCCCCTTGAGGAATTTGATCTTGCCGAACTCCCACAGGTAGGCGCAGGTCCCGACGATCCGGGCTTCCTTATTCGTATTGTGCTGCACCGGCGACCAGGGCAGGAATCGGCCGACCTCTTTGGCGTAGTTCTGTATGGCGGCGTGGAGAAAATCCTTGAGCATGTTCTCCTCCACCTCGACCGACTGCGAGCGGTACTCGTCATGCTGGGCGTAGGCCGCGCCGAACATCTCTCCGATCGACTTCTTCTTGAGCCAGGCGTGCCGGCAGTAGAAGGTCATCGTCGAGAAGTCCAGGCTGAAGGTGACGACCGCCCGGTAGTCGTTGTTCTCGCCGGCCTTGGCGCTCGGGTCGAGGGCGGTGACCGTGATCAGCGTCTTGCCCGCCAGTTCTTCCGGCTCGTAGTATTGCGCCTGCTCCTCCGGGAAGGGGGAGCCGTCCACGGCGACCTTGTTGCGCATCTCCCGGTTGAAGTCGAAGGAGCCCATGTCGCGCTTCTTCTTCATCAAACGCTCCATCGGCCAGTTGGCCTCCCACAGGGGGCGCTCGAAGGGGGTGCCTTCATCCAGGATGGCGTCGTAAACCCGGGAGAAGTAGAGCGGCTCGTTGGTCTCTTCGTCCTTGGTCTCGATCAACTGGGAGATGGCCGACCGGGGATGAAAGAGGTTGCCGACCAGCATCGCCTTGTAGCCCTTGCCCATCGAGCCGAGGACGGTGCCGCGGATCCAGCTGATCAGCTTCTTCACCAGGCGCGGATTCTCGACGTTGTCGTCGTTCTCCATGTCGTCGAAGCGGACATAGTCTGGGCGGTGCGGCCCGTTGCGCAGGCCGCGCACCTTGTCCTTGCGGCCGCGGGCCAGGATCAGGGCGCCGTCCTTGGTCTTGAAGTCGTCGTCGCTCCAGCGCCTGGTGCGCAGGTCGCCGAAGTCGTGGCGGATGCGGACGTTTTCCTCCAGCTCCAGCTTGATCGCGACCGTGAAGTTCTGCGCCTGCTCGTGGGTGTCGGAGATCAGCATGCCGAACCGGATCAGGCCGTGGCAGATGACGTGCAGCGGGTCGCCGAAGGTGAAAAAGGTCGACTTGGCGTGTTCGCGCGGGGCACCGACCAGGGCGAACTGATCCTCCAGCCCGGCGATCTCCGCCCATTCCTGATGAAAATCGCCGAAGGCGGTGGTGAAGTAGTGCGGCATGTAGGTCTGCATGAAGAAGAGCTTGTCGGTCTTCGATCGCTCGACGCGCGTCTTCTTCCTGGCCGGCGTATCGTTCTCGAAGGGGCTGACCCCTTCCTGGATGAACGATCGCAGCTCGGCGACCTGCTTGTCGTATTGTCCCTCGCTGATCAGGGGGCGCTTACGCATTGCCATTGAGACACTCTTCCTTGAAGGCCAGGGTCAGGGGGTCGAAGCTCTCGGCCAGAGCCTTGAGCCCTTCGGGGTCGTTGTCACGCAGCCAGCCGGCGATGAACTGCAGGTTCTCCAGGAACACCCGGGGCCGGTCGTAGGTGGGGGCTTTCTCGGCCTGTTCCCACCTTTGAACCAGGGTGCCGAGTTTGGTGATGGCGTCGAGGGAGACGGCGCTCATTTCGCCCGGCCGGGTCTCTTCCAGGGCGGTCAGCTCCCGGTCAAAAAGTGCCCGCAACCGCTCCACGTTGCCGCGCTTGTGCTCCCGGGCCTTGTCCCATTCGTCCGAGGCCTCGCCCGGCTTGCGGGTGCGGCTTTTCCAGTCGCTGAGGGTCTGGCGGGACACGCCGAGTTCATCGGCCACCTGGGAGAGGTTGCCGGTCTCGATGTATCTCTGCCGCGCGATCGGTTCGAACTTGGCTCTGTCCCCCTTCTGCGCCATCAGGCCAGCTCCTTCTCCAGGCGGCCGATCTCGGCGATCGTCGCCTGCAGTTCGCCCCAGGTCTGCACCAGTTCGTCCATCTGCTCGGCAAGCTGCGGGATTTCCAGGTCGGCGACGGGGGTCAGGGTGGTGTTCAGCCCCTGGCGGATCGCTTGGGCGTTACCCCCGATTCGCAGGGCCAGGCGCTTTTCGCGTTCCTTGGCTTCGGCCAGCTTGCCGCGCATTGCGGCCCGTTCCAGATTGAAACTCATCCCCTCGGCCCTTTCTCCCGGATCACCGGGCAAAACATGTTGTTCCTGATCTGGTCCACCAGGTGCGTCTGCGCCTGAGTGTTCAGATGGATGATGCTGGTCAGGTCCCCGGCGAGCCGTTCATATCCCTTGACCAGCAAAATGTTGTCCTCGTAGAAGCGGGAGATCTTCTGGACGTCGGTCTTGTAGCGATCCAGAACTTCGGCGAGCTCCTTTTTGTGCTCGGCCATCATGCGATCGGTGCGGCGTTGGTCGACGTACCAGAAAACCACCGCCATGCCGGGGAGCCCCAGGGTGCTGACGATCAGGGCGATAAAGGAGATGGAGAGGCCTTCGAGCATGCGTCAATTCTCCCCGGCCTGGGATGCCCGGTCGCGACGGATCGCGGCGGTCTGGTTGATCCACCCCAGCACCCGGGCGACGCGCACGCCCGTCTCGCCCGGATCGGCGACCCCTTGCCGCTCAAGGTAGAGCTCGGTCTCGTCGCGAATGGCCCGGATCAGCACCCGCAGCAACTCTTCTTCCTCGGGCGCCAGTTCGGTCCAGGGGATCTGCTGCAGCACGTAGCCCTCCAGATCGGCCAGGGTGACCTGGTCGTCGCTGCCGAGCAGCGAAATGGCATCGGCGGTGATCCGCTCCGTCGGCCGGGCCCAGCCGGGCCGCTCTTCAAGCACGCGGGCGACGGCCGCGCGCACCGCCAGTTCGGTGAGCACGGGGTGCTCTTCGGTGGCCCGCATGACCGCGCAGCCGGAAAGGGCCGGCGTCATCAGCATCCCCAAACTGACGGCGACCAGTAGGCACTGCAGCCCGCTGAGCTTGACCTTTTTCAAGTCGATGGGCTGACCGGTGATCAGCCGCAGCCCCAGGTTGCCGAGGGCCAGGATGAGGGTCTGTGCTTCCGGCGGGACGACAGCGCCGAATTTCGCCTGGGCCACGATGCCGACGACGGCGAGCAGGTTGACCCAGAGGGTCTTGGACGTCAGGGGACTTTTACCCATGGTTTGCTCCTTGGTTGGCGGCCTCGGCCGCGATGATCAGGGTTTCCGGCGGGTTCTTCCGCCGCCAGAAGGCCGGGCCGCCGAACAGACGGACCGCCTCGTAATAGATCCGCGCCCGCCGCCGGCGCAGCCAGCTCAACCAGCCCGGCCCGCCGCACGCCTCGATCAGGCGAAGCAGGTTGTTCAAAAACGCTCGGTCCGCCGCGTCCTTGTCGGTAATCGTCTCCCCGGCGACGTACATCCAGTCGTGGATGTTGCAGGCCGGCGAGACGTCCAGGCCGTACATGGTTTCCGGCACGATGGCGCCCTTCCAACCATCGGTACCGCAGCCGTTGGTTGCCAGGCGCCGCACTTCAGGCGGGGCCGCGACGTAGGAGGACGGGGCGTAGAGGGTAGCGTTCGAAACTTTGGCCGGAATCAGGCGCATGAGGCCTCCTGACAAATGCGGGCGATGTTGTCGTAACGCCGCCGCACATCATCGGCGCGCTTGCGGGCCCAAGCGGTCGTGAGCTTGTAATCCAGGATGGCCGAAGCGTCGACCGGCAGGGCCCGCCGCTTGAAATGTTGAACGGCCTTGCCGCTGTAATCGAGGTGGAACTGGTTATGGTAGTCGCACAAGTGCAGAAAGGCCTCTTCGTTGACCAGGTGCAGATCCGCGTTGGCGACCACCCGGAGCACATGGCGTGCGATGGCGTCGAACTCCTCGTCGTCCAGGCGGTCGACCGTGGCGGAGGCGGCCAGGAGTTTGGCGTTGTATTCGGGCAGCTTGGCCACGGCACAGACCTGAAGCACCAGGACGTCGATCTCAAAAGGGGAGAAGCCGCACTCGGCCAGCCCCTCGCGGGCGTGGCGGTTGTGGCGCAGATCGAACTGGCAGACCCCGAAGGAATAACCGGAACGCCCCGGGCCGTCCGGATCGGAGAACCGATAGGCGGCGGAAGCGACCCCGCCCAGCTCGTTGGCCAGGAGTATCCGGCGAAGAAGGTCACGCAGATCCATGGACAGCCTCAATAAATATGCGGGGAGCGGCCGCTCATCCGCTCCCCGCAAGCCCCGGCAGAATTGGAGGGGGCCGATTCGCGCTCCCCGAGCGGTGGGGAGGGGCCGCCCGTATCGGAGCGGCCCTGCCTGGTGGTTCTCGTCAACTTGTTGGGTTTTCAAAGGTGGCCCCGGAGAGGTCAGCTCCGGGGCCGATTTCAGGAGGTATGGCCACCATGGCCAATGTCGGGGTCAGAATAGCGGGGTTGGGGCGGGAAGTCTTTTGACGGGCGTCAAAAAAGAAAAGGCCCCGCCGGAGAGAGGCGAGGCCATGGAACGCTAAACAAATACGCCAAGAGGGGACCGGTGTCAACCCCTCACGTGGCGGCTACTCTTCATTCCTCGAAGAGCCCCCCTTGCCGGGCCGCCTGATCGGCCGCCCGGACCTGCTCGATGACCCGGTAGACGTGGCGGACGGTCACCCCGAATTCCTGGGCCAGGGCGAAATGGTTGGAGCCGTTGAACTTGCGGTACATCTCCAGGTCGCGCAGGGCAAGCTCGTACTCCTTGCCCTTGGCCAGATAGAGATTCTGTCCGGCCCACTCCTTGCGGATCAACTCGGCAATGTCCCACCCGGCCGCCCGGGCCCGGGCGGAAGGGAGCTCGTACTTCTCCGCCAGCAACTCCGCCGCCTTGTCGACCAGGTCCCGCAGCAATTCCGGATATTTGTTCTCAGCCGTGTTATCCATCAATACAGCCCCCGCTCTTTCAGCCGACAAACCAGGGCATCGTGGTATTCCGCCGGGCAGTGCTTGCGGATATAGAGCCGCGGCTCCGGATCGTCGAGCTGGGTCAGCCACCACTGTGGCCCGTGCGCCTTCACCATGCCGCCCTCGAACATCTTCTTGAGGGCCTCGATGGCGAGATAAGCCTCCCGAGCGGTGCGGACCTTGCCCTCCTTGATGCCTAGGCGGCGCTCCAGGAAGCGCTGCAGGCCGTCCGCATACTGCCACCGGATCAGGGCGGCCACGGCGTTCAACTTGTCGATCTCCGCCTGACTGGCCAGATGGACCACGTTCCGTCCCTTGGGACGCCGGGACGGACGGGGTTGGCGGGAGGAGATCGTGAAGCCGCGCGCATTGAACTCGTCCAGCAGCTCATCGGCCTGGACGGCGGTGAGCTCCTTGCTTGAGGCGACCCCGAACATCCCGTGCAGCACGTCCCGGTAGGTGTCGTCATCCAGGCCGAGCTGCCCCTTGGCGATGTGGATCATCTGGATCTGTTTCGGCCGGATCGGCTCGTTGCGGTTGCTCTGTTTCTGACTCATGACCCCTCCTTTTCCGCCAGCCGGCGAGCCTGCTCCCGGAGATCCCGGCGGCGGGCTTCTTCGATTTTTCCGCCTTCCGGCACGCTTACTCCGCCGATGACACGATCAAACATTTCGTCGAATTTGGCCTTCGCGGCCATGACTTTTCCCGGGTCGGCCGGCGGTTCCGGCAACTTCTCGGCATCCCGCCGGCGCGGCAGCTCGTCGGTCAGTTTCTCCGGGCCCGGCCACCAGTCCCGCACATGGGACAAAAGCCCGGAAAAGGCCGAGCGCACCCGGGCGGCTTCGTGGGGCAACACCCCGGCCTTGCCGAGTTCGTGCAGCCACAGGGAGGCCGTGCGGGCGACAGTGGCGGCCGGCGGGCAGTTGCCCAGGCGCCGGGCCAGGAGCAAGACCAGGCCGGCGGCGATCTCCCGGCGCAGCTGATCGGTCCCGGCCCAATCGGCCAGGGCGTCGTCATGCTCCGGTCGACGATTCTCGATCAAACCGCCGGGTTCAGCCGGCGGCAGGGCACCGGTCGCCGCCACCGAAGCTAAAACGCTTTTGAGATACTCATGGTCCTTGAGCGGCCGCTTATCGCCCCGGTCCCGCTTCTTCCGCAGGGCCTCCACCGTCTCCCCCAGGGCGGCGGCCAGGATGCGCGGATCGGCGTCGAGCGCCAGCACCTCCTGCGTGAGCCGCAGGGTCCGGGACCAGGCCAGATCCCGAGACGCCGACCGGAACAAACCCAGATAGGCGACCAAGGGAACAAACAGCGGCCTGTTTTGCACAAACAGCGTCAGGAACTCGCGGGCGGCAATGTCTTCAGTGTAAGCATCGAGGCTGTTGGATGAGTGGCAGATGGGACAACGGAGCTTCATTGCATCAATTTCTCCCTTGCGCATGGCCGCGACGCCAGTGGCGCGCGGAGAACGAAGTCGGCACATACGGGCAGGCCGCTCCTTCCGGCGCCGCCAGCCCTTCCTGGCGGCAGCGCTCGGCGATTCCCTGCCAGAAGCGCAGGTTGGCGCCGGCCGCCGCCTCCCATTTCCAGTTCAGGCCGGCCATTTATCGGCCCGGCGGTATACGACCCGCTGGCAGTCGAGGGTTTCTTTCTCCAGAGGCAGATACCGATCGACCACTGTGATGTCCCGGTAGGCCTGTCGCACGGTGATGGCGAATTCTCCCGCCCAGGAATGCACGTTGATTCTGCCGCCGGACTGGAATTGGCAGATCATCATCGCCACCCGATCGGCCATGCTGTAGTCCTTTGCAATCTCGCTCTTCATCGTCGTTCCCTCGGAGAGTCTTCCGGTTTTGCAACTTGATTTGAGGCGGCTGCTCATCAGGCCCGGGGCGCCACCGCCCGGGCGACCGGATCCCTTTGCCGGCGGCGGCAAAGGGATCCGGTTTCGCACGTGACTAAATTTTCTTTACCCTAGAAGAGAAAACGATTTGAATGAACTGCAACCAGACCATGCCCGCGTAGAATGCGAAGAGATCACGGAATTCCTGGCCGCAAAGACCGGCGAAACCCTGGGCTGAAAGCATCAGCCCAAGGCAGACCAGGCTGATCAGGACCAGTCTGGCTACGGTCGACCTAAACAGCCGTTTCAGCAAATACGGCGTTTTCATGATTCCCTCCGTGGATCGCATAGTCCCGGGCACATCCCGGTAATCGTCCCAACTCCGGTTGCCGATGCTGACCCCCATGGGCATTACGCCACCTCCTTGAGCCGCTCTTGATCGATCTCGTAGCCGAAGACGTTCTCGGTCTTCAGGCTGGCGCCCACCGCCGCCAGGGTTTCGGTGGGCAGGTTCTTCATCGCCTCCTTGTCCGCCTCCTCCCGGATCCGGATGCAGCTCTTCAGATCGAGATCCTTGAGCGCCTGCAGAGTGTCGGCGATTCGCTTGATCATGATCTTGGTGGAGAGCCGGAAGCCGACCGAGCCGAAGGTCAGGAGCCGGGTCTTCACCTTGGCGAAGTCGCCGCGGTTGGCCTCGCAGAACTCCTTGACGGCCAACTCCAGGGCGGCCTTCTTCGCCAGCAACGGAGCGGCGCTCTCCTTGGTTTCGGCCTTGACCCGGTCGATTTGCTCGTTGGCGCTCGACTCTAACAGTCCGGCCTCGCGGTCGATCATGCCGATCTGCCGCAGGGCGTCGTCGACCTCGTCCCAATTCTCCAGTTGGGTGCCTGCCAGTCTTTTTCGTGCCATTTGCTTTTCCTTTCGTTTTCGTGGTTTCTAGTGCACAACCTCACCGCCGGCAACGAGATACAGCGCGGTCTGCTCGACGCCGGCCGGGTCGGCCAGATATTCCATAAAAGTGATGTCCATCAGCGCCCGCAGGCGCAGTTCGATGAACCGATCGGCCAGATGGTTGAGGGCGGTATCGCTGATCATGGTTCCTCCCTGGAGATGATTTCCTCCATCCGCCGGTCGGCGTTGCCGCCGGCCGCGGCCAGGGCGGTTATGACGACGCCGATCAGCAGCCCGAGAAGAAACGCGATTATGATCCATGCCATGGTCTGACCTCCGCGAGTGGGTTGCGGCCCCGGTGCCAGGGTCGTTGTTGGGGAGCGGAATCCGGAACGCCGGAAACGTCCATGGAACAACCGGGACACAGGCCTAGATGCTGGCGCCGGCGGCAGGTAGTGGCCGGAACCCGGGCGCGTAAACGCTTGCAGTCGATGGTCACGCCGGCACCCCCTTTGACCAGGTCCTCTCGATGACCCGCACCCGCCCCTGGGGGGCGACCTGACGGGTTTTGGCCCAACCGCAAACCAGGCAGCTGACCACTTGGAGCTTTTCCCCCTGGCCAAGATATTCGACGCCGAACATCAAGCTGCCCGCCCCGGCCTTGCACTTTCCACAACGCATAGTAACCCTCCTTTTTGAAATCGCCGCTAGCCGCTAGCCACTAGCCGCCGGTTTTAAAGCGCCATGACCACGTCGGCCGTGACCCGTTCCTCGCCCATTTCCCAGGCCAGGTTCATGGCCCGGGTGACATAGGTGTTGACCAGCCCGGGATAGGCGTTCGATATTTTCCGGTCCCGGTTGTCCTTGGCCGTGAGCCGCAGGCTAATGGCCTCGAAAAAATCCTCGGCGAAAATATTCTTGATGTCCGCGCCGATGCGTTTGAACTTGAATTCCAGGTAGTTCCGCAGACTCCCGTTCAATCCCTTGATTTCCGCAACCTGGATTCTGCGGATGACCTCCCGCAGGTCGGGGTATTGCTTTTCATCGAGCAGATCGCGCAGCTCGGTCTGGCCGATGATGATGACGGACATCAACTTGCGGAAACCGTCTTCGAGTTCGTGGAACTGCTTCAGGTATTTGAGGGCCACCTTGGTGAGGTTATGCGCCTCCTCGATGATCAGGACATGCTTCATCCCCTGGTTGGAGCGCTGAATCAGCAACCGCTCCAGTTGGCGGACCTTGTGCTCGGTCTTGATCTTGGGTTTCTCGTCCGAGATATCCATGATGATGGCGTCGCACAGACTGACCGCGTTGATCCGGGAATGGGTCGAATCGGCCAGGTTGATCTTGTGGCTGCGCGGATAGATGATGGAGACACCCCCATCCTTCAGCAGGTTCTCCATCACCTTTTTGCGGATGGTGGATTTGCCGCTTTGCACCTCGCCGATAACGGCCAGAAAGCCGGAGTGCTGGGCCGCGTCCATGATGGCCGCCTCGATGTAGCGGTGCTCGTCGCTGAGGTAAATGTCCTTTTCACTGTTGACGTCATTCATGAACGGGTGCCTGAACAGCTTGAATTGTTTCATCGCTTCCGGATGCAGCATTTCGACCTCCCAATTGACGGTGATTTTTGTCGGATCGTCCAATTCGATCCCCTTCTGCTTCTGTCTGCCCTTTGCGGCGCCCTTTGCGGACCTCTTGCCATGGCCGGCGGGCATCGCCAGCCGCAGTTTCTCTTCTAGTGGCTGCCAGACCTGGGCGACCGTGAGCCTGCGCTCCAGCAGCCAGGCGGTGGCGCGGGGATTCTGGCGGACCAGGGTTTCCACGGCATCGCGGAACCCTTTGACGGTGGGGGGGATATATCCCCGGTTGACGCCCAGGTTGACCAGCCCCCGGGAGACGGGACGACCAAGCTCTTCCTCGATCCCCTTGGCCAGTTCGGACTGGGAGATGTCGCAGTCGATGATCAACTGCTTGAGAGTGGTTGGTTCAAAGTCCATTTGGTACGCTGCTGCTGCCACTTTTGACCTCCTCCTGTTGTTGATGATTACAGCGCCGCCCGCCGGGGCTCGACTTCACGCCAGTCCTCGCCGGCGACAATGGCCCGGATGACCGCCTCGGCCGTCTTGACCTCGATGCTGCCGCCGAACGCCTCTTTGAGTTCCCGGTTCAGGCCGGGAGTGATACGCTCGACCTCGGCCCGCAGCTGCTTGAGGAATTCGACGATGCCGATTTCCTTGGCGACGATCTCCCGGCCCACCTCGATTGCCGTACCCCGCCGGGGCATGGGGGTGGCGGCGACCTTGTCGGCCTGGTGGCCGAAGACCTGCAGCGTGCCGCCGAAGGGGATATCCCCCTTCTTCTTCTCCTCGCCGAAGGCCAGGTTCTGGTTGGCCTTGCGCACCTTCTGGACGGGGCTGTCCGGCTGGGCTTTGAACTCCTGGCCGATGATCGCGGCGTCGGCCGAAAACCCCCCGGCCAGGGTGCCGACGGGGTCGACCAGGTAGTCCACGTCGCCGAAACGCACCGCGACCTGCGGCCAGTGGTAGGGGCGCAGGATCACCAAAACCTTTTTGGCCGGGCGGATGCCGGGGATGTGCTTGAGGCGATAGCTCTGAGCGCGGAAGCTGATGGTGTTGTCGCCGGCCACGGTACGCTCAACCTCGGGTTCGGCGTAAAGATCGCGCAGGATCTCGTCGGTGGGCAGATCCCGCAGCTGCTCCTGGCGGATGGTGAGCCAGCAGTCGGTTCGGGCCATCTTGTGCCGGCGCATGACGCGGGTGCCGTTCCACCAGACGGCCCAGTCCATGGCCCAGGAGTTGAGTTCCTCGATGGTGGTGGCTGGTTCCAGGCGCAACCGGGCCTCGAAATGGGTCTCGACGATGTTCTGGGCCACCTCGGCCGAGCCCTGGCGGCGGGGGTTGTGGGGCATGTTCTTGGGAATTTCGATCTCCAGGCGCTCAATCAGGGCGAGAATCGCCTTGGCGATGTTGGCGCTGCCGGCGTCCATCAGCAAGTACTTGGGGACTCCGCGAAAAGGGAGCTTTTCGTGGTGGCCGCCGCGCCAGGCGGCGGTGAGAAAATCGAAAGTAGTCGCCTGGTTCTCCCCGGCAGCCACGTAGTAGCGGGGGAAGATGAAGTGGCTGAAGTGGTCGGTGAGGATCATCCGGATCAGCCGCTGCTTGATCTTGGCCATGTTGGCGGGCTTTTGCTCCCGGAAGTCGCGCTCGTCGATAATCCGCAGCCCCTTGCCGCCCTTGAGGTAATACTGGATGCAGATCGAGGCGTCGAAGAGATGGACGTGGTTGGGGTGCAAGCTGGCCATGCGGATTGAGGGATCTACCCCGTCCAGGGCGGCGGCGTTCATCTCCTTCTCGCGCAGGATCGCCTGCAGCCGCGCCTCGCTGATCTGCCCCTCGCGGATGACGCCGTTGTCGATGGCGATCCGCAGGGCCTCGCAGAGGGGCATGATCACCCCCTTGACCTCGCGGGAAGTCTCCTGCATCAGAGCGCTCACGAACTGCAGCTGCTCGCAGGTCAAGCCGCTCTTGAGCTCGCCCTTGTCCGCGCGGGCCTTGCGCCCGCTGTCGAAGCCGTGCTGGCCGGCGATGCGATAGAGCGTCGCCGGACTCTTGCCGGTCAGCGCCTGATATTCGGCGATGATGCGGTCCTTCTCGCCATTGACCGCCCTCCCGAGCCTGTCTGCCATTTCACGTTTCCAATCCATCACATCACTCCCGAGGTCGGATGATCAGCTCTTCTTTGCCTTCGCCCGCGCGTCCGCCAGAGAGTCGCCGAGAGATTCCGCGACATCCCGCAGGTTCGGCTGCACCCAGCCCGGCGAATCCATCTCGGCGTCGCCGTAGATATCCCCGGCGGTGTCGTGGGCGGCGACGATCGCCCTGCGGAAGTAGCCGAGGGTCTCCATCAGGGCCGCCTTCATGCGGGGGGTCGCATCATCCGGGAGGGGGTTTCGGTCGGGATCGAACTGCATCAGGAAGCCGTCGATGGTGGTGCGGGCGTTGGTGCATTTCTGGATATAGGCGTCTTCGTCGGCGGTGAGCCCTTTCGCTTGAGCCTGATTTTCATAGACGGCCAGGGCCTTCTCCTGCCGGTGGATCAGCTGCTCCTTGCTTTCGAGCAGCCGCTCCTTCGTCCGGATCGTGGCGGCCTTCTCCTGGATCACCTGCTCCTTGGCGTCGAGCAGCCGCGCCATGGCCGCCTGCAGATCCTCGCGGTGGTCTGCATCGAGAGGGATCTCCTCATCGCCGATGACCAGGATGCCGTCCTCGACCTGGAGGGCGCCTTCGTGGGTGAGTTGGCGGAGCTTCTTCATCTCTCGGTACCCGACGCGCAAACTGGAAACCGTTTCCAAAAAATCAACTCCGAACGCTTCCAGGTTCAGCAGTTGTTCGTCTATGAGTCTTCTGGATTTCCCCAGCGAATCGCAGAACTTATCCCATGTTTCGATACCGGGAAGATCACGATAGAGCTTCGAGCCCTTCACATCCTTCAGCCACATCAAAGTGGAAACGGTTGCCAGTTTCCCGACCATGTCAACCGCCTGGATCCGCCCTATGAATTGGTGACACTCAGCAATGCGTCGCTCCTTGTCGGATTGTTCGTTTCGGGCGATCTCCACTTGCTTCCGCTCCACCTCGACCACTTCCATGACCGCCTCGGAAACCGGGTCGAGCTGCTTTTGGGGTTTCTGCTCCTGGGCATACAGCTCCGCCAAGGTGGGCTTCTTTTGCAGCTGGCGCAAACGCGTTTCCAGAGTCTTTTTCTTGGTCGCGTTCAGGGGTATCCCACCGTCCAGTGCCGCGCGGATGGTCGCCTCGTCGGCTCTTTCCAGAGCCCCTTTGAAATTGGCGTCGGATGTCGGCACTTCCAGCCACTTTAAAATCTCCTGATTGATGTCATTGGTCGCCATCGTCATACCTCCAACTGTTTGAGTTCATCACTTGCCCGGTCGATCTGCCCCTGCAGCTGCGCCTTCTTGCGCGCCCAGAAGAGCGCCAACCCCATATCCAGTTCCCAGGCTCCGCCCACGCTGCGCACCAACCGTTCATCCTCCAAGGTAGCGAGATGACACATCACCGTGCCGTGAGGAGCATCCACCGCTCGGGCCACATCCTGGCCGCTGACCGGCTGTTTCTGATCCGCTAAAAACCGCAGGATGGAGACGGTGACCTTGATTGCCGCGATGCGGTTGTAGCTGCTCATCGCCGACCTCCTTTCTTCAAATCCTTCCGAAGCTTCTGTAACTCGCTCACGGTCTCATCGAGTTTGCCCAGCTGCAGCAGCCGGATCTCCGCCGATGTGGCGATCTGTGCCCCTTCGGCCGCCACGATGGTGGCCCCCGGTTCGATGATCCCCGTCACGTGATGGATGGCGTAGAGATAGTAGGCGGGGATCGGGTACTCGCACGGCTTGCTAAGATAGTTATTGAGCATGTGGATGGTCAACGGCTTGCGGCAGGCGGGCTGCTCGGCCTCGGCCGCCGCATCGCTGCGGCCGAAATAGTCGTTGATCCCGTCGACCAGCTGCTCGCGGCTCATCCCCG